AGATGTACTTGTCGAGCGCTGCTTTGATTTTCTGCTTGTCGGTAGTCGCCTTCTGTTTCGCTTCCTCGGCCTCTCTATGAGCAAGCCCAGCAGCGTGAACGCGCTGGAACTCTTCACTCGAGCTGTAGGTCTCGACGCCATTTTGAATATCAGCCATTACTGTATCACTCCTGGCGCGCTAAGGGGCTTAGGCGGTTCAATTGGTCGGGCAACGTCTTCGGCAGTGAGCTCGATGCCGTATTTCGCGGCGGCCTGAATCTTACCCGCTGGTGGCAGGTCTTTGAACGATATAGAGACAGTCGGTGCTTTCACCTCGTCCATCGGTTGATTTTTCTGCTGTTCGGCCTGAGCTTCAGCGGCGGCTTTTTGCTTCTCCTCTTCGATTGATTCGGCGAGTGCCTGCTTCATCGTGGCGGAGATTTTCGCACTGTTCTCGAGGTTTGAGCTCTTAGTCATTTCTTCCATCAGTAGTGGCAGAACTGAGCGCATCACCTTCGCCATGCTTGGGTCAGATTTGGCGGCCTCGAAGAAGCCGGTCATAAAGGTGTTGAGACGCTTCAGGTCTTCTTCTTTCGCCATCTGTCGGGTGCTTTCAAAGTCAACCGAGATGTTTACACCGCTCATATCGCTCAGGTCGAGGCGAACTTGGTTCTTGTCGTTGATAGAGCCTGGGTCAACTTCACGGATGAGGTTGGCATATTCCTCGTCAACCTTGATGAGTGGCACGGCGTCGTTCTTATCAGCGATTGCCTTGATTTCAGCGAGGTAGATGTTGATTTTATTCTCAAGCACCATCTCGAAGTAGGTCTCATAATTCTTGCGGTAGTAGTTGTTCTCGATGTCCGCTTTCTGGTCTTGGCTGTTGACGCCCGCCTGGGTCTTGCTGTATGTGCCACCACCTTCACTTTGCGAAATGCTAGTGTCGTGAGAGGTCGGTAGAGAGTTCAGGAGCACGCCACGGAGCAAGTTAAAGACCGTTGGGAACTGCTGCATGATAGTCGTGTCAATAGGCAGTAGATCAACTTTGCCCTCTTCATCGTTGAGGAACATCGTATTACCTTTAGTCAGATTGAAAGTGTCTTCGTTGAGCGAGATACCCTTCACTGTTTTAGCTGGGTCGGTGTTGTAGTCGCTGGTGTAGATGAAGGTGCGAAGCAACTGAGTCAGTGACTGCTGAGCGCCAAACGCCATATCGATAAGTGAACGACCCATGATCGAGCTGCCATCGTAGTCGGAGTAAAGGCCGACGATGCGACGACGACGGCTGTGGTTACGGACGACACGAAGAATCGTCTCAGAGGCGTAGTGCCAGGTGACGATCCAGTCTGCATCAACGTAGACGAAGAGCTCGTACATGTGCTCTGGTAGACCGTCCATAGCCGCCTTCATGTTGGCGGTTTTACTCTTGGCTGAGTTCTGTCCAGTACCGTAATCAAGCACCTCTTGCAGACCCTTCGCGCTCCATGTACCGCCTTGCTCTTCGTCAAGACCTTTAATGAGGTTCTTGATATCGTCTTCGGTCTTCAGGTTACGGAACTGGTTGAAGTTGTTGCTGTTGATGTTGCTTGACCAGGCTTCAGGGTAGAAGTCACCCCAGTAAATCGGCACTTCGCCGACGGTGTACTCGCCAAACTCCTTCTCAAACGGAAGATAGACCGCACACGCTCCAAACGTCGCGGCAGCTCGCATTTCAATCCACTGCTTCTGCAAGAGCGAATAACCCCTGCTCGAACCAGTACGAAGGATGATTTTTTTGGCGATAAACTCGTAGGTCAGGTCTTCGGCTTTATCCCGAGTATGTGCATCAGCGGTAAATGTCGGCAATTTTTGGATGACATTTTTCGGCATCTTCTCGAGGTAGCTGGCGAGCGTATTGTCCACGAGCTCGCTGTACTCCATCTGACCGTTATTAGTAACTGTCGGTTTACGATGAAAAATGCGCTCGTTACGTTCGGCAAAACCGACGGTAATCCTGTCCATAAAGTCTTGACTGTCGTCAAGCTTTTTGGCTAGCTCTGCTCCTGTATAGGGAAATTCAGTTTGCATGTGTTTATTTTTTCCTTCTTCTTACGTTAATAGTATCACAACTAGAAACTTCTGTCCGAGTAATTTTGGGTCTTATTTTTCTTGACTGCGTTACCGAGTTTTACCTTGACCTGGACAGGGGTGTATTTGCCAGATTGAACTGTCGCCATTCCGCGCTTTCCCACAGGTGTCCACTGGATGCCCTTGTTGTTACGGTCGCCAGGCTTGTTCGTCGCGTTACGGCCGCTTCCACCGCCGCCACCACGACCCCATGGAGTGAGGCCTTTGCCTGTCTCTGGGTAATTCGCCGCTGGCGTTGCGCCTTTACTGCCGAGTAGCGCGTTGAGCGAGTTCCATAGATAGGTCTGACCGGCCTTTGTCGAGCCGATACCGCCCTCGTTAAAGAAGCCGCTTTCATCGAGTTTATTCATCAACGCGCCGAGCTTCTTGTAATTCTCAGAGCCACTCAATATCTCAATCTCACCCTTCTCGAGTTCAGCTTTTGCGGCGCTGTACTGGTCGTAGCTCATGCTTTTCGCCTTCAGTTGCTCGTATAGCGCAGTCTTCGCCTGAGAAATTTCCCACAGCTTATCACCTTGTTCTTTAGGTAGATCGGTCTGTGCGACAGCGTTTTTAATCGACTGCATCGAGAGCGGTAATTTAGAGTTCTTCGAGCCTGATTTACCAGGTACGGAGGCGTCTGATTTGAGGTTTTCACCATTAAGGGTCAATAGCTCGGAACCAGTCTCGCCGTAAAAGCCGTCACGGATTTGCGCCGCCAGATCAGCCAGCTTTTCGTTGTTCTCAAGCTTCTTGGCAGCGTCAGGTTTACCGCCCGCCTCCACGTCGAGGAAGGTAATCGTATCTTGAACCGATTTGAAGTTGTTGTTCTTGCCTGTGTCGTAGGTATTGAACATATCCTGCGTACCCTTACCGAGACCACTATCTCGACCGTATTTTACGAGCGAGGTGATGGTGTCATTATGGGTGGCGGTATTTGCATCGTTGATAGTCTTATTGATAAATGACCCCTGGTTGTCCATTGTGCGGACGCGCCCAGCGGCGTCTCGGCTAGTCTCGAGACTGTCGCGATCTATGTTGTAAGCGTTTTTCAAAGAGTTCTCGTACCACTGAAGAGGGTCGGCATCATACACTTTCTTGGCATCGACGCTATTACCTTGCTTGCCCTCAACATATGGCATGACCGCATTGTTACTGAATGGCGTGAGTGAGCGAGCTAGGTTGACACCGTAGGCTTTCGCGTCGTAACCGTTATCGCCCTCTTTGTCGCCAATATTTGCTACTGAGTCCATGACGTTGCTGGCTTGCTCTATATAGTCGAGGTACGGGACGCTACTTTTAATCATGCCAGCGTAATACTGCCAGTCCTTCTCTTCGCCGCTAGTCGTGTCTTCGACAATCTCTTTCGTCATCGCGACGAGAGCCAAAGGCAACTCAATCGGCGTGCCGCGCACAGGGAAGTAGTTGTCGCCGCCGAGGTGGATAGACACGCCTTGTGGCTTCGAGACATCATCGCCGTCGTTGTACTCGAGGGTACTGGCGAGCAGTGCCAAAGTACCGTAATCAACCGCTTTGTTTTTGAGCAGGTTGTAGAGGTTCTGCGCCGCACCAACCTGGTCAGCACGAATCTCATCCACAAGGCTCTTGGCAAATGGGTTCAAGTCGCGAGTGAACGATTTGACGGTCATATTCTTGGCGTTACGCATGTATGGCAGTAGCGCGTTCACCACAGATGCACCGAAGCGACCGAGCTTTTCGCTGCCGACACCCTTCGCCATTGCAGCGGCTAGTGAGTTTTGGCGGTCAATGTGAGACAGGTAGTTAGCGTAATCGGCCTCAGAACCACTCTCCACGAACTTCTTGAAGTCCTTGAGCGCTCGGCGGTAGGCGAGGTCACTGATTGTACCGTTTTCGACACCAGCACCCATGTTGACGAGGGCTTCTACGTCAGCGCCGAAGGTGCGAGAGAACTTCTCTGCTTGAGAAGAAGTAAGGTCTTTGCCAGCCTGGTTTTTGTAAATCCACTTCGACAGCTCGGTACGGATAGCGCCTTTTCGGAGGTCAGCCGCTATCTGGGCTGGTGTCATAGCAGTATGGTAGGCATTGCCGATAAGGTATTTATAGCCCTCAGTAACGGTCTTCGGGGTGTCCTTCCAGCCGCGAGCTGTACTCTTTGCCGCGTTCTTAGCGACGTTACCGTGTTGCGTTACGCCACGAGCCATCTTAATAGGGTTCTTCACACCATAGGCTAGGGTAGCCCATAAGTCAGCGGTGACGGATTTTTCAACGACTGAGGCGCTGGTGAGCATGTTCGCGTTGCGACCTTGAACCACGTTTTCAAAGCCTTGCAGGAGGCGCTCTTTCATGTCGCCCTTGATTTGAAGCTTGCGGATTTCACTATTTAGTTGTCGCTGTAAATCGCCAGCTTCACCTGTTTCGCGGTTTCTTTGGCGAGCAGGGGCATCGTCGATACCATCAACGCCGCTCTTCACGAAGTCTTTGCGGTACTGCTTCTGAATCGCTTTGTTAGATTCGGAGATTTTTGCAGCTTCTTCAAACAGCGTTGCGATGCGTTCAGCCTTCCCGCCTTCTACGCCACCATCCTCTAGGAGCGTCCTAACGTCAGTCTTGGTGTCTTGCGCCAAGCCGACAGCACGCGCTAGGTCAGCTTGAGCCCCTGCGTTCGTGTCGGTATGGCGCATAACCTTGTTGGCAATCTGCTTGTTGATGTCTTTGTCAGACAGCACTGGCTCATCGCCTGCTTTAGCAGGGGTAAGGTTGTCGGGCAAATTATCGTCGCCAACGTCTGCCGCAATAGCGTCGCCATTCTGTTCGGCGATGTCGAACAGGTCGTCTTCTAGCTCTGAGTGCTCTTCTTCGGTGATTCGTCCGTCATCAAGCGCATCGTCAATCTTTTGGAGTGACGTATCGTAATCGTCGGCATCGGTGATGCCAGCGCGGTCGTAAGGGTCTTCGTCAATACGCGGCGTGTCGGCTTCCATCTCATTGAGTTGCTGGTTGATAACCGCCTCTTCAGCCTGACTTGCACCAGCCTTCGACTCCTGAAGGGCTCGCACCTCTTCAGATTTGACAGTTGGGATATTTTTGGCGGGCATCATTACACCATCAGCAACCTGTGGCGCTGGAGAAGGGGCCGCTTCATTCGGTACGGTCGGAGTATCAACGGCTATATCTTGTGTACGTGGGTCAACGCCATTATACTCGTCCGCCCATTCGGTCATAGGCTCGGGTGTCATCGGCATACTGTCGGCGACAGGTGTTAAATCGGGCGTAGTGTCGGCTATACCGTCAGCGACAGGGGTGGGCCTAGCGGGTGTGTAATCAGCAATCGGAGTGATGCTATCTGGGTTCGGGAGGTCTATGACTTGATTTGGAACGCCCTGCTCTGGGCTTTCAAATGATACGTTGCCGTCCTCAAGAGCTGGCGCATCTTCGGCGCGGTCTTGAACTGGCACAAGCGTACCTTCGGCGTCCTCGACCATATCAACGGCAGGTCGTAACTCCCCTGGTCGGCGCAAGCTGTTGATAGTTTTATTGGCGACAGGTACGAGCGACTCGTAGCCTTTGCGAACGCCCTTGCCGACGACGTGACCGCCCATGTCGAGCGTGCCTTGGAGCGCACCACCGACAAGCGCATCTGTCGCACCGGCCTGCAGTGCTTCGTCGAGCTCACCTGTACGACCGTATTCACCGGCAGTAGTCGCGACGCCTTGAAGACCGCCATAAAAACCAGCGTCTCTAGCGGCATAACGCACAGCTGGATTGCTAGCAATACGAGTCGCGAGGGTTGCTGAATTGACCACCGGCATCGCCTTAGTTGCACCAAGCGCCATACGAGCAGGATTGGCAAACATTGTTGCGTCAATACCAGCCTGGAGACCCTTACCACCAACCGCGAGATAATCTTGGAGGTCGCCTTGACCGGCGTTAATGTCGTCTGCCGCCGCTTCAACATCCCGCGTACCGACAAGATTATTGCCATTAAAGTCTTTCATGCCACCGAGCCAACCACGGACTTTCTCAACGCTTTCCATGTGGCGAACGAGCTCTTGGTCGTTTTTGCCGACCGAGCCAATAACCGCGCCACCTTTTATAGCGATATCACCGAGCGCCCCGAGACCCTGTTGGATTCCCGAGCCGATGTCTTTCAAAAAGCCAGTGAAACCGCCCTCATTGCGCTTTACACCGCCATCATACTTCGCGGCACTGTCTTGAACTTCAACCTCTTGAGCTGCTGCTGCGCGAGCGTTAGCTTCGTCCTGGCGAGCGATCGCTGCTTGACGAGCTGCTTCCGCTTTAGCTGCCGCTTCAGCTTCTTTCCTCTGCTGTAACTGCCGGTCAACGACTGTCTTTTGTTCAGACATAAGATAATTCTCGTCTTGGAGCTGAGGCGCGGAACTTGCGACGTTACCATCTTGTGTCGGTTGCCATGAGTTTTGGACGGAATCAACGACCTTAAACGGCTTAGGGGCAAGTAAGTCCTCCTGCTTTTTCTCTTCGTCCTCGTCCGACCATTTGAGTAATGCCATTTTTGTTTTATTCCTTTTTGGATTATTGTCCTCAGTATAGCAAAAGAAGCCTGCTCATAACAGACTTCTTTTTGCGGTCAATTCGTTGACTAGACGCTGGTGATTTTCGCGACACCTTTTTGCTTTGGCGTAGACACGACACAAGTGTACATGTAGAGACAGAGCAAGAGTGAACCGAAGGCAGCTGCGCTTTCGCCGACCTTTGAGTCGTCGAGGAAACGTGGAGCTGAAACGATATCAGTGTTTACGAAGACAGCCAAGGTGTTTGCTGGAAGAATGTCAGCTGGGACTTCTTTTGCTTTAACACCTGCGAGCATACCGATGTCACCAGTACGCATGCTAGACTCAAGACCACCTGTGAATGGGTCAAGCTTGCCGCTTGTGCGGATGCCGTCAGCAGTAGTAGTACCAATGTAACCGATAACCTTGCCCTTTTTGAACTGGCGAGCGTTTACCAGGTATGCACGAGCCTTCAACCAGTCAGCGTAACCATCAGCGGTCTTGACGAAAGTCTGACCAGTTGTGGTAGCGACACCTGCAAGAACAGCAAGACGGTAAGCGTCGATGAGCGGAACGAGCTGCTCTGCAACGATAGCGTGAAGGACTTTTCCACCCTCGGTGATGCTGTTGTTGGTAGCGATAACTGTACGGTCAAGGAACTGCTTGATGTCTTTTTGCTGGTCAAGCGTGTAGGTGTTGGTTGTTGAGTCAACGTTCGTGATACCAGCAATTTGCGTGCTAAAGGTTTGTGTTGCGTCGTGGGTGGTAACTGCACCTGCGGTTACGACAGTACGAACTTTAACTGTCTTAGAACCCTTTTCAAACTTGATTTCTTTGGAATTTCCTTCAAGTTCTTTTGTGTAGCTTTCGTCGTCAAACGGCTGGTCGATGACTGGGCTATAAATCTCTGAAGCTGTAATAGCCATGATTTTATCCCCTTATAGGATGAGTTTAGTATTGTTTGTGTTGATGAAACACTGATTACATCAGCGCCTCTGCTTGCCCTAGAAGGTAATGACCACCTTTACATAAATTTTACGAGGGTAAGCATATAGCTTGTCTTGATTATAGCGGTAGGAATTTCGCTTTGTCAACAAAAAACCACCGCTCTTTTTAATCGGTGGTTTTTTGCTTAGATGAGAGCACGAGCCGGTGAGAGGTGGCTCCTGCCGTGGCTATTGTACCAAATATAAAAACCGCCAGGCAAGGGTGGGCATCGCTCTGACGGTTTTATGCTTATGATTATATCATAAACGAAAAGCCGTCTCCGAGAGAGTGGAGACGGCTGGGACGGCGCAGGGAAAAACAACAAAAACCCTGCTAGCTGAGTATACTACAGCTCTTCAACTTCTTGGTCTTGAATCGAAGCTTCCTTCTCTTCAATGCTCTTGAGCTGGATTTCAGAGAGATGACCAGTTTCGTTTTCACGAATCAGGACACGTCCTTCTTTGTTCTTTACGAGGCTGAAACGAGGGTCAACACCTTCGTCTGCTTTCAGCTCGAAGTTGCCACCCTTGGCGTCCTTCAAACCTTGAACGAGGGCTGCTGCAATGTCAGCACCCTGGTTAGTTTCGGCAGTCTTTGCTGCGTCAGTGTTAGCTGCTTCGTTTGGTGCTGGTGCGTTTTCAACGCGATCTGCTGTAGGCATATCTGATACTTTCTGCGCGGCTTGGCGCTCTTCTTCGGTTACTTTTTGATTTGATTGCTCGAACTCATTACGAGGTTCGCGGTTCTGCATTGGGTCGTTGAGGCGTTCTTTTGGAACACCGGCACGTTCAGCGGCAGCTTCTTCTTCGGATGTGCCGAGTTCGGTTTCAACTTCTCTGGCTTCTGCCTTGCGAGTCTCTACCTTCTCTTCGTTGCTCTCGTGCTCACCTTCTTTGACCTCGGCGGGTGTCAGTGCAGGATTCACCTGGTTGTTCGCGTCGTAAGCTTCGTCGCTTGCTTTAGCGTCGAGACCATTAGCGGCGACAGGTGGCTGAATACGCTCACCTGCAGCAGTTGAAGCGTTAGCCTCTTCTGTCGTGCCAGCTGGGGTGTGGTCGCGGTCAACACCGTCAACAAACTCAGCTGGTGTGCTGATAGTCTGGTCGCCGTCACCAGTACCTTCGCTACCTTCGCCAGTCTTAGGCTCTGATTTATATGCCTCGAGGTCTTCTGGGGTGATGCCAGCTGAGACTTTCTTTACGAGGTCTTCTTTCTTGTCGCTCGAAGCGACTTCGACATTGTGTTTCGCAGCCAATTCCTTGAGCTGTTCTACCTTGAGTTCTGATACTGCTTCTTGACTTGCCATATCTTTTTTCTCCTTAAATTGTTTATGTTAAATCCGCTTGTTAATGCCGAGTTCTTTGTAGAGCTCGTTAGCTGCATTAACCGTGGAGTCTGACGAACGGCTATGAGGCACGCTGACATTAGACCTTGATTCTATGTTATCATCCAGGCCATTCAACGGCAAGGTTCGCTTCTCGTTCTTAACATCCCTCAAAACATCGAGAATCTCTCTCGGGTCTATCCTCAAGCCGATGACGACGCCTTGGTTGCCCTCGGGGTTGCCAGGCTCCGTGCCAGGGGCATAGATGATCGCCTTATTGATAATAGGCATCGCCTTGGCCGCAAAATCGGCATCAAACTTACCACTACTTTCGACCAATTCAGGAAAGTCATCCATCATGCTCGCAAGGTGATCGTAGGCTGCAACTGAGCTTCGCATGATTTGTTCGGCCTGCTCTTCACGTTCCTGTGTCGCTTGCTGTTCGCGTTGGTAGCTGGCTTCACGTTCAGCAGCGCGCTGGTCGTAGCCATCCTTCCATCGTCGCCAGGCGAGCTCAGCTCGTTCTGGGTCGAGGTCGATAATATTACCTTGCTCGTCACGGACTTTACGGAAGTCGTCAATCGTGTATTCGGGGTCTTCTTGAGCAATTTTCGACTGCTGAACGGCCTGCTCTTTTTCAGACAATTTTCGCTCAAGTTCGGCAGCACGCTCTTCAGCGGCACGCTTTTCCTCGGTTAGCCTTTGGAATCGCTTTTCGACGGCGGGATTACTTTTGCCTGGTCTTTTGCCCTCTTCCGCCTCGTCGTCCGATTCGTCGCCTTCTTGTCGAGCTCCGTTATCTCCGAGCTCAGTGTCGTCTTCGCCTCGTCGCTCAGAATCTTCTTCTGCGTCGGATTTAGCCTTGCGAACTCCTTTGTCAGCGTCGCCTGATTCGTTTTGTACTTTTCGAGAATCCGATTGCTTTTTCGCGCCCTTCGCGTCAGAATCATCTCCTGAATCGCCATCGTCGCTTGAAGCAGGTGCATCTTTCGATTTACCTTTGTCGTCAGCGTTTTTTGCTGACCCAGCACTGGGATCTCCTGGCTTGTTTTTCGCATCGTCTTCAGCTCGAACACTAGCGGTCTTAGGTCGTCCTTTAGGCTTACCAGTGGGCGCGGGAGCTTTGATTCCAAGCTCGTCATACATCGCTTTAACGTCGTCGGCCGTTGGCTGGTTGACTGCTCCTTCGGGAGCTCCGGCTGCACCTGCTTCGATTTGCTCGAGCGGTTCGTTTCTTTGGTCTTCATTCATTTCTACCCTTCCCTATACCCCGTTTTTCGGTGTGTGTGATTGTTATTGCTGTCGTGTTTTTTAGCCGTTTTTGTATGTTACTTTGGATTGTATCATAAACCGCCAATAAACATAGACATATTGTTGTTTTCGTTTTTCTTACCCCCCAAGCTGAGTTCTGACTGCATAAATTTCTCGAATCGCTCCTTCTTCGCCTCCTTCGTGTCAACGACGGCAGCGGGGTCTTTGATATGGGCAGTCGAGAAGACATTTTTGGCAGTAATGCGGTACTTGCTTATCGCCTGCGCCATGTAGCACAGGGAGTCCACGGTGTCAGAGTAGCCGCCCTTGTGAGTCGGTTTGCTCGACCAGATGTGCATTTTCTCGTTCCACTCATACTCAAGCTTGTCGAGACACTCGATGAGGCGAGTCAGCCGCTCGTCGATGCGTAGCCCGACGAAAAGACCGCGTAAGTGGTTCAACTTGTCTTCGACACGATTTGGCTTCGGGAGCACGATGGTATTGGTGATGCCCTCGTTCGCCAGCGCCGCCTTATAGCTCTCGTTGCGTGCGCCCTTACGGTGAGCGGCATCGTGCGGCAGGAAGTGAGTATGCACTGCCCAGCCGCGCTCTTTCCACTCGCCGACGTACCAAGTGACATCTTCATTGCGGTTCTCGATATGATCGTGAACATGTGGAAAACCATTCTCATCGACTTGGAATAAAATAATACTCGTATAGTCGGCGTTACCTAAGTCCCAGGCGGCGTAAAACGGCAGTGATTCATCGGCGGTCAATGGGGTGACGCGACCCTCGTCTTTCATAATCTTCGTCAGCGCCCCAAACACCGAACCGCTGTTCGGGCTTATCCAGCTGGTCATGTATTCCTGTTGCCAGAGCGCCTCGTTACCGTACTTGGAAATAATCTTCAGCCGCTCTTGCTCCAAGAAACCTGGAGCCATGTACTGCGCCACCTCTGGCATACCACAGTGCATGTTGGAAACGTAGGCGAAATTAGGGTGAGCCGTCGCGAACTGGTATTCCTGGTAAAAGTGGTTTTTTCCACGGGGTGTGGAAATCATAATGCGCCAGCCGCCCGTTTCCGCGAGCATGGCGGTGACGAGCTCGATAGATGCAGGGTTCAGGACGGCGTACTCGTCGAAGACGACCCCGTTCAAACCAGCACCCACCAGCTTGTCCACCTTGTTAATACCAATCAGCTTAATGACACTTCCGTTGGTCAGCTCTACCTCCATCTTGGCCGAGTTCATACGCACCACCATGTCCTGCGGAATCATATCGAGGAACTTGACCCCCTTAGAGGTCATGGCTATCCAAATGTCGTTATAGGCAGTCGAGTAGTTGTCGAAACAGTACCAGTACGTGCCTGGCTTGCTGACCGCTTCACGGACAAGCAGATTCCAGGCAAACAGCGATTTGCCTGCTCGACGCGACCAACAGAGCACTATATAGCGGACGCCGTTGTCAAACGCTTTGAGCACCTTTTTCTGGTACGAGCGCATAACAATACCTGCGCCGATTTTGAGGACGTTCATTAGACTGCCTCCGCTTCCGCAGCCTCGAGCTCCCGCCAATGCTCCTCTTTCATGTGGTGGGTCAGCGCCCCTTTCGAGTAAAGGACAAGCCAGCAATACGGGCAATCATGCGGCATATGGGTATTACCGTTCATCACTTCACACCCTCGGTCTCGATGTAGTATGTGCCGTTCTCGTCCTGCACCGCCTCGTAGGGCGCTACGTCTGCCCAGCTCTCCAGCAATACCACCTGCTCACCGTCGAGTCGGATAACATCAGCTACCGCGCCGTCCAAGTAGTTGAACAGCAGGTCGATCGCACCTAAGTTGCCGCCTTTCATCGCAATCGCGTAGAGGTTGGCGACCATCACCTGCGCGACGGTATAGCGGTCTTTGTTGTCTAGTATCTCAAACGCCGTCAGATTCTCGGCCTCGCCGAGCGATTCGAGCTCTCGTTTGAGTAGCGCTCCAGGTGCGTCAGCCTCGTCGATGACGACCTTATCCTCGGTGACAGGTACGGCGGCAGTCTCGTCCTGAATACGGTTATTGACGATGGGTTTGAGCGCCTTTTGCCTGGCATCGGGAAAAACCGTCCGAATCAGCGTCCGTTTAATGATAATGACCCTCTCGGGCTTACCGAGGATGCGCTCAAACGCCATTTTTATCGCCTTCACGTCGTCACCCTCGCAGCACAGGCGCAGTAGTTCGGCGACGACCGCCTGGTTCGAGTTCAGGTTCGGGCTGCCGAG